GTCCACAAGCGAAAAGTACTCTGTGCTAAGGGGCAGGATCAGGGCTTGGTGTGGGTGGATTGGTCTGAGGCAGACGCCCTCGGAGTAGGCGCACTCGTTATCTCCTTGCTGATGGAAGTATCCAATCTGGTAGAGATCACAAGCTCTGGTAAATCATCCGGTAAGATGAAGGCACAGAACAAAGTGGTACCTACGGCGGAGTGTATCGACTGGATAACTAGGCACGACGACCTAGTAGAATTAACCAGCCCAGATCGGATGCCTTGTCTGATACCACCAGCTAACTGGGTTAGTGTAACAGACGGTGGCTTCTGGTCCCCGTCACTACGAGGACGTACCCCTCTAATTAAATCTAAACAGATGACTGCAGATCGTAAGGACATGTACCTTGACGCAGAGATGCCCGCAGTACTTAATGCGGTTAATGCAATGCAGCAGACGCCGTGGCGGGTTAACAGCCGTGTGAAGGAAACCCTAGACGAGGTGTGGCGTAAAAACCTAGGCTGTGGTATGCCTAGGTCACAGCCGTACGAGTTCCCAGATTGCCCCCTATCCCCCGGAGAAGTTGCTGGGGAGCTTAAAGAGGGTTCTGAGCAGTACTTAGCCTTTAATGAATGGAAGGCCGTCACGAGGGAGCTATACACGCTGGAGAAAGAGCGTGTGGCGAAGAACCTAGCTCTAGTACGGACTATGCGTCTAGCTACAGAGATGCAGAAGCACGAAGAGTTCTGGTATGTATATCAGTGTGACTTTAGGGGCCGCGTTTATGCAGCGACTGCTGGATTAACCCCACAAGGCACAGATCAAAGCAAGGCGCTTATAGAATTTAGCAGAGGAGAGAAGATACATGACGAAAACGGCCTCCGGTGGTTCCTCATTAACGGAGCAAACAAGTTTGGATACGATAAAGTATCCTATGATGACAGGGTTTCGTGGGCGGAGCAAAGCATACCTGCCATTACTGCAGTTGCTCTGGACCCAATCTCTAACCGAGCGTTCTGGGCACAGGCGGACAAGCCTTACCAGTTCCTTGCTTGGTGCTTCGAGTATTCCAACCTATTAAAAGAAGAGAACCCTTATGAATTTATATCGCATTTGCCTGTCGGGCTTGATGGCAGCTGTAATGGCTTGCAGCACTTTTCAGCCATGCTCTCCGACGAAGTGGGCGGTTCTTCCGTCAACCTCGTTCCGAGTAGAACGCCTGCGGACATTTACCAAGACGTAGCAGACGTATGCTACAGAAAGTTGAAGGCCGAGGCGGATAGGGGAGTACCCGCCGCAATTAACTGGGTATCGGCACTAGGAGACAATATGTCTCGGAAGATGCCTAAAAAACCCGTTATGACTTTGCCCTACGGATCAACGCAGCAGGCATGTACGGCAAGTATATACGCCTACCTTCAAGACAACCTGTCAGAACACTTCGACAAGAATACCCGTTTTAAGCACTCCATATACTTAAACCCTCTACTGTGGGAAAGTATTTCAGAGGTGGTTGTGGCTGCACGAGGGGCTATGGATTGGATACAAGAGTGCAGCGCAGTACTTTCTAAGAGCAACGCGCCGCTTAAGTACCACAGTCCGATAGGATTTCCTGTATTACAGGCCAGTATGAAGTACGACAGCAAGAAGATAGAAACCCAGATAAATGGGCGGCTTCAAGTACGGGTAGCCAAGTATACAGATACACTGGACATCCGTAAGCAAAGGCAGGGTTCTAGCCCTAACCTAGTGCATCATGTGGATGCCTGTCATATGATGATGACCATAAATGCGTGTTTGGATGACGGTATGGTTGATTTCGCGATGATCCACGATGACTTCGGGGTACCTGCCCGGTATGCAGAGAAGCTACAGGAGCATATTCGACAGCAATTCGTAGCGCTACATACATACTACGATGTACTGCAGTCCTTTAAGGAAGTTCACGAAGAGCGGCACGGAATAGAGCTGCCCCCCTTACCAAACAGGGGTACACTAGACTTGAATGAAGTCCTGTCTTCCTCCTACTTCTTTGGCTAATGCTTATCCCTCCACTATAGAGATATAAGCATTTTAAGGAGAGCCGTGTGTCTTACTCAGATTTGAGCCAAGACGACTTGGTTCTCCTAGCAATACAGTATACCGCCCTAGGAACCGACATCCCTGCCGAGATCGTAGAGATACTTGGGGAGGAGTTAATACAAGAGATAACAAATCCAATAGGAGATTTCTCCAATGAGCGGGATAACCAATAAGCCGTTAGGCGACAGACATGTATCCGCTACTGTACGAAAAGCACTTACGGACTTGACAAGACCTCTTACCTTAAGTAAGGGAGACGGTGAGTTCGGTATAGGCAAGGAGTATCAGAAGGCGGAGATGCGTACGTACTTAGAGACTTTGTTAGGACCATATCCATGGTATACAAAGTAAAAAGGGCGGAAGCAGAAGACTTAGAGCATATATTAGACATAGCCCATGTATTTAACGACAAATACATGGATGTGCCTCTAAACCCCGACAAGGCCCGAACCAGCCTCCGTCAGTTAATAGAAGATGGAGTAGTGTTTTGTGCCGATACCGGGGCAATCGTAGGCGCAGTCTACGAGGACCCGTTTAGAGATCGCACCCTCCTCCTAGAGATAGGCTGGTACGCCGAGGACCGAAGTATGACTGGTGTAGCACTGCTACACAAGTTTATACAGGCGGGCCGTGAACTCAAGGTAGATGCCGTTGTTATGAGTACCCTGTCCACTAGCTCAGAGAGAACAACATCTCTTCTGAATAGAATGGGCTTCTCTACGACAGAGCATACACATACCTTAGAAATGGGAGAATAACTTGTCAGTTATTACAGGGCTTCTTGCAAGATCAGAAGCCAAGAAGACACGTAAAGCACAGGAAGCTGCCAATGAAAAGGCAGAAACACAGGCTAAAGAAGCCTCCGCCCTAAATGAAGCTAGAGCGGACCCCGGCGCGGACATAGTATTTGGCGCAGCTACTGGAGATGAAGTCTCCTTGCGCCGCAAAGCTAAGAAAGCGGCTCCTAAGGCATCCAGTGGGGTGTTTGGGGGTATTGGTGGCCTAGGTACTGGAAGTACTGGGAGGTTCTTCTAATGACCGTTACAAACCCTAAGGGGATTATTGGTGCCGTGTGGGCCGAAATGGAGCAAGAGAAGGGTGACCTAATCGAGCGCAGTGAAGCGTACGCACGATGGACCCTCGCAGGAATACTGCGAGTTGATCGGGAAGAGTACCAGAGTAATCAAGAGCAGACTAAAGGCTCTGTTATGATGGGCGCTAAGTGGGTAAACCATCTAGCCAACCGGATCGTAGACGTACTGTTCCCCCTAAGTAGGCCCTTCTTTACGGTAGCGCCTACACCAGAGACACAACGTGCATTAGAGCAAGAAAACGGCGAAGAAAACGCCGCAATTATCAAAGATCAGATCAGAGACGCTACGTCTAAGATCGAGCAAGAAGCTATTCGCAATTTGCGACTAGTAGAATATAGGCCCGTGGCTATTGAGGCGTGTAAGCACTTAATTATCACAGGTAACGTACTGCTTCGCAGGATGCCATCAGGCAAGCGAGTGCTGTACCCTATTGACCGTTATGGTATCCGGAGAGATATTGAAGGTAACCCGATTGAGGCAGTCACGTACGATAAGAAGAAGCTGTGTACTTTCACTCCTGCACAACAGGAAGTGATTAAAGCAATTCATCCTAAAGTACGGCCTACCGATAAATTGGAATTACTTTCTCATTATCGCCTAGCATCTGACGGTAGATGGGTGTTTAGACAAGAGGTAGAGGGTGTCCCAATGGGGAGGCAAAAGAAGTTCGCAGCCAAGGACTTCGATTTACTGCCGCTCGTATGGAATTTGCCTTCGGGCTTTCACTACGCTACCGGGCTTGTCGAAGACAACTCCACAACCTTTCATAAGATTGACGTTACAACCGAGGCCTTGACAGACTTGATTGCTATTGCAGCAGATATTAAGTTCTTTGTTAAGCCGGGGTCTCCCCTAGGGCTACAGCTCAGGGAGTTAAACAACTCGCCAAGAGGTGCATATTTTTCCGGTAACGGAGAAGACATCACCGTCCCAGAGGTCGGTATCCGAGGAGACTTGGAGACCATTGCAGGTATTCTTAGCAAATGGGAAAACGACTTGTCATCTGTATTCTTAATGTCCGCTGTAAGAGACGCCGAGCGCGTTACTGCAGAGGAAGTACGAATGGTGGCACGGGAGCTTGAAAGTGCTTTTGGGGGCCTGTATTCACAGCTTGCTTTAGCATGGCAACAGAAAGAGGCAGACTATTCTCTATCCAGTATGGATGTCGGGGCACTTCTAGGTAAAGACTTTGAAGTACTCGTAACTACCGGACTAGAGAGCCTAAGTAGGGAAGGTCAGATTGACAACCTACGTCTTGCCATTAGTGACCTACAATTGCTTGAGAACGTCCCAGACGAACTCCGTGGTGTATTTAATCCACTACGCACGGCAAAATTCCTCTTCACTAACAGAGGCGTTGCCCTTATCGACTTCTTGAATACTCCAGAAGAGATGCAGGCAAATGAACAGCGGGCACTTGCACAGGCAGGCAGAGAGGCTGAGATTAATACCGGGGCCAAGGTGGCCGAACATGCTGGTAAAGCAGAAATAGACAGACAGCAATAGGAGAGCAACTATGTCTGATGAAAGTAATCCTCACGACGATAAGTCTACCGAGGAAAAGAAAGCCGCTGACTTAGCAGCTAATGAGCAAGCTAGTAAAGAGGCTGAGGCACTTGCTGCCAAAGAGGCGGCTTTAGAGGCCGCTAAAACTGCAGCAGAGAAGAGCAAAGACCTACCTAAAGCCGATCCGGAAGGGGAAGAAGAAGAGGGTAAAGACACCTCTGAAACTCCTTTGGACACAGAGGCTTACGGAGACACGGGCAGTGAAGTCGGTAATAGCGTTCTAAAGCTAATGCAGGACGCAGGTGCAACTCCAGACGAGGCCAAGGCGCTCTTGTTTGAAGCTGTACAGAAAAACGATATGAGCTTGATTGATCTCCCCGCCCTAGAGGCCAAGGTAGGTAAGTCTGCTGCTACTATTATCGTTTCCGGCTCCAAAACATATGCTGCAGAGGTTGCTGAAAAAAACTCCGCCATCTCTAAAGCAGTGTTTGAAGCAGCTGGCGGTGAACAGAACTGGACTACAATTCGTTCTTGGGCCGAAGATAATGTATCTGATAGCGATATGGCTGGATACAATGACCTTATCAGTAAGGGCGGTCCAACAGCCCGCTACGCCGCGAGTGAATTGCTGGCTAAATACAATGCTGACAGTAGCAACACAGAAATTACGGATACCCCCACTATCGTCGCAGATGTCGATACAAGTTCCTCGTCCGAAGCGATTACAGCAAAAGAGTACTATGCTCGTCTAGTTGTCGCTAAACGAACAGGGGCAGATGAAAAGCCAATTAAGGCTGCTCGTGCCCGTGGTCGTGCTAAAGGCATTTAAGCCTAAACTAACGGGAATACTCCCACAAATATAATACAAGGAATATACATATCATGGCATTGCCAACAGATAGTTCTCACCTCTCCGCACAGGTAAACTCCGAGATGATCGAGGAGTACTCCGGTGCTGTGGACAGTCAGTTCACAAAATCATCCATTATCCGCCGCTTTGTTACTATCGACCATCTATCCGGTACTGATACAAAAATTAAGCGCCGCGTTGGTCGTACACAGATCAAGAAAGTAACTGCAGGTGTCCGTCCAGACGCTGCCGCTACTAACTTTGGTCGTACAGCGGTCACCGTGGATAGTATTTCATTGGCCCGTGATAACCGGGACCTTTTGAACGAGTTCCAGACTGACTTCAACGCTCGTAACGAGCTTGGTAAAGACCACGGTAAAGAGCTAGGTAAGCTCTTTGACCAAGCCCATCTTATCGCTGGTGTACGTGGCGCTGCTCAGACAGTTGCTCCGACAGCAGCTGGAGGCTCTTCATACAATGGCGCTTTCGGTGCAGGCTCTACGTCTACACTCGCTGTTTCTGGCGACGAGCAAGACCCTGAAAAGTTCTATACAGCCATCGCTGCACAGATCACTCAGATGCAAGAGCAAGACATCGACACAGACGAATGTGTTGTCTTTGTCCGTCCTACTTACGAAGATGTTCTGTTGAACAACGATAAGTTGGTTTCGCGAGACTTCTCTATGGCTAACGGCGATTATGCTGACGGTACCATTAAGACTATCAAGGGTGTTCCTATTCAGAAGACTACACGCCTTGTTAATCAGGTCATCACAGATCATGTAATGTCTGATGCCAAGAACGGTAACTTCTACAATGTAGGTGCAGCCGAGGCACGTACAAAAGCGCTTATCCTTCACCCTAAGGCTCTGTTTGCTGCCGAGACCATCCCGCTTACCTCTAAAGTCTATTACGACGATAAAGAGCTGCAGTGGTTTATCGACAGCTATCTTGCCTTCGGCGTTAACTTCGACCGCGCTGATTGTGCGGCTGCTGTTCGCTCGTTCGACTAATATACATAGCCCTGCTCTTCGGAGTGGGGCTTTTTTTTTTGTTTTGCTAACCCATCCCATATGCCTAGCTCTCCGGGCGGGGTGGGTTACCATAACAAAGGAGACTACATGAGTATTTCAAGTAATATCAGGTTAAGTCTGATAAACAGTATGCTCCGTACTATAGGCACTTCAAGCCTAAGTGGGGAAGATACATCCCATCCCGATTATATAACCGCTAACGAGGTTCTGGAAGAGGTTCTGGAAGAGTTTAACTCTATGCCTCTATGGTTCAACAACGCGACTACTACCCTGTTCCCCGACGAGCAGGGTAGGATCGTTGTGCCAAGTACAGCATTGTCCTGTGATCCTACTGACGGGCGTAAAGGCCTAGTAGTGCGTGACCGATACTTGTTTGACTTAAACAACAACACTTACACTATAGGTTCTGCGGTACAGTGCTACATCCATCACGAGGTTCCTCTTTCTGATATGCCTAGGGAGGCTATTAAGTTCATTAGAGCCTCTGCAAGATACTCTTTTTACTTAGACGAGGATGGCGGCGCGACTAAATTGCAGACCTACGCTAATGATGCGTACACTGCTCGTATAAAGCTGGATGCGGTTAACATCGCTCGTATGGATATAAATTGGTTCACCTCTGGTGCAGCCCGTTCTTTCTTTACAACCCGCTCCGCTGGTTACCAGCACATAGGAGCAGGCTACTCTTCACGTATAAATAATCAGATCGAAGGAAACTTCACAAGTTAGGAGGCCATATGGCTGACACAAGCACACTAGGCAGTATGCTACAGGGCGTTAGCCAACAGCCCCCTCACATACGCAATGATGGGCAGGTGGGTAAGCAGATTAACCTACTCTCTCACGCAGTGAAGGGTATAACAAGCCGACCCGGATCGTTACTACGCAATTCCATTACTACTCTACCCTACGGACTTTCTTTCCGTAAGTTTAAGGTTGACGGAGTTGTGTACCAGATCGGGTACAGGCCGGGGCAGCTCTATATCATAGACAGTGCTGGTGAACAGCAGGTAGTAAATGCTAGTGCAGATGCCTTGGCCTACTTAGGTGAAGATATGGAGGTGTACGTTTACGACAATAAGGAAACGGAAGCCATCTACCTACTTAACCGTGACAAGGTTGTGGGTATGGTCGAGGATACCTCTGCCGAAGAGGCCCTAGTGGTTAGGGATGTGGCGCTAGTAACTTCTCTGGGTGGGCTTTTTAGTCACACCTATATCGTTAATGTGGAAACACCTGACGGTATTGTAGTCACAGGTACATACACTGCACCGGACGGTGTAGAAGATGGAGACGCATCCAGAACAACATCCGATTGGATTGCCAGTCAGCTGGCGTCCTCTCTAAACAATGCCTCAAATAAGCCAGCAGGAATGAACGTAGTTTCTTCCGGATCAGTGATAAAGATAGACGGGGTACCTGATTTACGAGTATCTACCGAAGATGGGGCAGGAGGGGACACGCTTGTATACCAGACTAACGTGTCCAAATCTACAGAAGAGTTGGCAAACTTTGCGCCGCATGGTACCCTAGTTCAAGTGATTGGACTTGACGGGTCGGAAGATGACTTCTATATGCGCTTTGAGGTTGCTGAGGAGGATACAGTGGGAGACGGGTTTGGTTCCGAGGGGCTGTGGCGAGAGTGGTATAATCCATCTGAGCCTGTAGCACTTGATCCCCTGACCATGCCATTTCTTATTACACGGGAAGACGATGGATCATTTACAGTAGGTGCTGCCGAATGGCAACCGCGCAGGGTAGGCGACGAGGAAACAAATCCCCGTCCCGGCTTCGTAGGTAAGGCCCTGCGGGATGTGAACGGGTTCCAGTCTCGCCTAGTGTTTATCGCGGGACCGCTGCTTAATATGTCCACTACCAACGCGCCAGACGATTTCTTTAAGAAGTCTGCTGTAGCTGAGGTGGCTACGGACCCTATTGAGATTTTATCTACAGCCGCTGATGAATTTTCATTACAGTACTTAGTTCCTTTCGATAGGGACCTTGTTGTATTTGGAGACGACAATCAGTTCCATATATCAGGAGGGGACGCACTGACTTTCTCTAATGCGTCTATGGTACAGACTACATCCTTTGAGATGTCTTCTGGAGCTAGGCCCGTTAGTACAGGTAAGACAGTATTATTCCCGTTTAAGATCGGTGGATACTCCGGTATAAAAGAGTTCTTCTCTAGTAACTCCGTGGATGCAAACTCTGCGGTTACACTCACAGAAACCATCCCAGAATACATTAAGGGGCGGGTTACTGATATTCAAATATCAACTAACTTCGACGTAGCCCTTATACGTACGGACGATCCGGGCAGTTCTAACACCGTGTGGGTTTACAAGTATCTATGGGACGGTGAGCGTAAGCTACAATCTTCTTGGTCTTCTTGGGAGCTTTCTGGAGAGATTTCTAATCTATTCTTTGAAGACAACCAGATCAGCGCACTTCTATACGTAGACGGGCGTTATAGACAGACAACACTTGACTTGGACTTGCCGGACAATCCTGCGGTAGGTTACCCTATTATATTAGACGAGTACAGTAACGTCATCACAGCTTCTTCTGGGTACCGTGCCCCTAGTGGGGAGGTATTCTCGGAAGTATTTCTTCCTTATGCAGATGCTGTGATTATTCAGGGAGATAACTGCCGACAGCCGGGAGAGATTGTTTTATACGAGACCCCCCTTGAACAAGGTGGCATATATGTGTATAGGCTTCCTTCTTTTCTAGTACCACCCGGACGAAATGTTTGGGCAGGCCGGGACATTAAACAAATCTTTGAACCTACCATGCCTTTCCGTAGAGACGGGCAGGGGAGAGTTATGCGGTTTATACGTTTAGTAGTTTCTAGGTTTATCGTTCATTTTAATGAAAGCGGTCCTATGACTGCTGTACGTACCTCTCGCTACAGGTCTGCGGAGACCCGCCTAAGCAATGCGAAGGTTGCCCTGAATTTAGACCCGGATGACCCCTCCCGTTTATCAATCACTAGCGGCGAATTTGACATACCCTACGGGGAGCAGTCAGACTTGTCACAACTAACAATCGAAGCCTCTGGTCCTAAGCCGATCTCTATTAACGAGATTGAGTGGGTGGGTCAATCAAGAGGAGGAAGAAGGAGAGTATAATGTCAGCACTTATCGCGGCACAGTTTTTGTCCGACATGGGCACACCATTTACTGACTTCCTCGTTGGAGGTCAGCAACAGAAGTTACAGAAAGAGCAGCAGCGCCATAGAAATACGGTTACTGCCATTTCAAGTAACCTGCAGCGAAATAAGACCACTCTTCAAGAGATTGATGTACGAAACGCTAATAGGCGTTCAGATCAGGCCGTACAGCTACAGGCTATGCAGGATGTAGGACAGGCGGAAGCCTTTGCTGCAGCTGCTGGCGTAGCTGGCGGTTCTGTTGCAGCCGTTATGCGCGGCTTAAAGAGAAGTGAGCTTAATGCTCAGTTTGCCCGTATAGAGAACACAGCGGGGGCTTACAATGCCCTTGGCCAACAGAGAACTAATATCAACGTCAGTCAGATATTTCAGACAGATAACACGGTCCTTCCTAAGCCTAGTGTTGCTGCACTGTTATCTGCTGTAGGTACAGCAGGCCTTCAAGCCTATAAAGACAGTAGACCTAAATAAGAGGACGGATAATGACACAAGGTACATCTCGAAGAGATCAGGTACAGGATAGCCTAAAGGGCGCTCTTCCAGTGCAACCTACTACACGTACAGCGCCCTCTGTTACTAGCTCTGCTACACAAGGACCTGCTAGCGTATTAAACCCAACCACCGCACGTACAATACAGGCGGTACAGGGCTGGACCAGTAAAGAGGTTCGTAACCAGATCGCATCTAAACGAGAGCGTGACGTTATGGAAGGTCAAGTGGCTTTTCAACAAGGCAAGACCTTTGACGAAGTAGAGATGGAAGGCGACAAGTTTGCCCTACAGGGCTACAGAGTTATGCAGGCACAGACTGCATCTGCCGCCATTCTTTCTCAACAACAAGCTGCTATTCGCGATGGCGGGTACGAAGATACTCCAGAAGACTTCCGTTCTAAATACGGCGCAGCCTTAGAAGAGAGTATTAAAGACCTAGACCCTACGACAGGCGCTATGGTTAGAGAGCAGATGACGCGGCAAATGCCACAGCTAGTGCAGTCACATATGACCATGCACTTAGCCGATCAGGAGCGGAAAGCCTACAGCGCTTTATCCACCTCTATCGACATTATGTCTCAGGACGATACCGCAGACAGCGAGTTGTTTTCCAATGCCGCTGGCGGCGAGTTATCTCCCTCCGGTGGGCTATCCACAGCGCGGCGCACAGCTGCTGTAGTGGATGGGATTACACTTGCGTTTAACAATGGTAATCCTAAAGCCTATGCTAAACTACAGAAGCAGGGCTTACTAGACAACCTAGACGTAGGGCAACTGTCTGCTATTAAGCGGGCAGAGGCCTCTTACCTTCGGGAGCAGGCTAAGGGCGTCAATGAGGACTGGATCAAAGAGGAAAGCTCTGTGATCGACCGTATTGTAAATGGAGAGCTTTCTCCAGAAGATGCCTTAAACGCCTACGTTACTGCAGCTACTGCTTACAACGTAGAGGTTACTGCTGCACAGGGCAAAGCGGTATATCTTTCTGCCAAGGACGCACAGCGTTACGAGCAGGAGGGTGATACGGTTCTTATACAAGAAGCTGCCTTACGGAACGATTACGAGACTATTGCTGCCCTTACTGAGCCTATGATGGTGCAGATGGAGAGCGGTGGTGATCCTAATGCGGTCTCCCCTGTCGGTGCGTTAGGCACCCATCAGGTTATGCCTGCAACTATTGCTGATCCCGGTTACGGTATTGAGCCTGCAGACATTACGGACCCTAAGGACGTAGCACGAGTAGGTAAAGAGTACTGGGCGCTTATGGTGTCCGGAGAAGCCTCTGGTTACGAGGGCCTTAACTGGCCTGCCGGGGATGTAGAGGCGGCAGCTATTGCATACAACGCTGGTCCTGCCAACGCTAAAAAATGGATTGATGCAGGTAGAGACTACTCTGTGCTTCCTAAGCGAGAAGAGACTGAGCCTTACGCTAAGGGCATCCTTGCCAAAGCTAGGGGTGCAGGGGCTATTCCTCCTAAAGATCGTCTTGTGGCCGCTCAGGCGCTTAAAGAGCGCACTTCTGAGCGATTAGCTATGCGGGCTTACGAAGCGTATCAATTTACTCAGATGGACTTGAACAAACAGTTGTCTGAGGGTAGCCTTACGGATAGGGAGTATGTACTGCAATCTAACCGGGCTAGACAGGCCTTGGGAGTGGAACGTACGAAAGCTACTGCAGATCACTTAAAAAGCCAGATGCAGGCCGTTCGCGATAAAGCAGCGGCTATGCAAAAGGGTAATGTTAAGGCAGTTACTGACGCACGGTTTGCAGAACTGCAGAACAACTTCGATGCGGATATGGCCCAGCCGGGTCAGCCAGAGGAGTACTACCAAAGAGTAACCCAAGATCATGTACGAGAGGTAGCCTCACTTTACTCCAAAGAGGGTATAGCTGTAGCAGACTTCAACTACTCCGGTCTAATCGACCACGCAACAAAACAGTTAAATACTGCTTTGGATAACTATGACGATTATCAGATCGAGCAATCACGTATCGAACGTGCTGCGAGTACGAATACTGTACCAACCCTTCCTAAGGAGCTACAGGAACGTGCCTTTAAGATGATAAACGATCAGGTTGGACAAACAGTATCCGACGCCGTTGCCTCTGGTAAACTGTCTAAAGAAGAGGCTCCTGCCTTTACTAGGCAAGCACTGGAACAAAACTATTTGTCCGTAGGATTAGTGGACCCTCAGGTTAAAGCGGAAAGCTCTGCTGCATTGCGCGGAGAGTTAGTAAACGGCGCTGGGGAAATCAATACCCAAGCTAAAGGGGTAATTGAGAGCTATATCCGGCTAAAGAAGTCTGACCCCTTAGTGGCAGCTACTTTACTAGACAACGAGAGCCGAGTTACTGCAGATGCTATTATAGCGGCAGGCGGTGGTGAAAACTCTCCTGTACAGAACGGTATGGTTCGTTACACACAGTCTAAGGCTCTGATTGGTAATGTTGATCCCGGTGATATAACGGTGCGGGCAGATACACAGAAGCGCATTAAACGTGCTGTTGAGGGGCGATTTGGTTTTGGTGGTATTGTTAGAAATACTGACGTAGGACTAGCCCAGATTATATTTAGTGATGCAGAGCTGGGAGACCAGTTCAATCGAAGTGATCGTGACGAAGACTACTTACGTAGCTCAGAGACATCAGAGATGCTGCAGGGGTGGCTGGAAGCGGAGGTTACTGCTATGGCTAGATTACAGCCCGGTGCTGATCCCAAGTATTTAGTAGATGGTGCCCGTGAGCGTCTTACTGCCCGAACCGATTTAGTCGGTGGCCGCTTTGTTCGTATGGACGAGGGGTACGGTATTAAGCAACAGCTCTTTGGTGCAGAGGTTGGCAAGTACAACAAAGCTGACGTGGCCAACGAAGCCATTATGGATCATTTACGTGAACTGTCCACAGACCCTGAATACTCTTTCCTGACGAAGGCCAGCTTTCTGCAGGCCCTTAATCCGTTTGGTAAAGACATTGACAGTGTTGGTGACGTGCTGCAGACAAAACTGACTGGAGTACGTCCCTTCGTTATTGTAGGTGATGGCCGGGATGTGTATGCACAGGTGCAGCTACAGACGGGTGGTGTATCCGAGCCTATATGGCTTGATTTACCTTCTATCGGGCAGCAGTACAAAGATCGCTACAAGAGTAAGTTCAACAAAGACGATGTTCCTACGGAACGTTAATTTAAAGCCCCGGTCATATTGGCCGGGGCACTTATACAGGAGAGCCACATGGCTGACAAGTTTCAAGTAATTGATACTACGTTTCGTGAAGACGAGATTAAAAGAGCTACCAGTCAAGTAGGTTTTAAAGAGAATTTGGCGCTAGGCCATCGTACCACCGTGCTACATGCAGGCGTACGTAAAATAGAAGATGAAGGCGCAGGCGTACTAAAACGCAATGTAGATGAAGGTCTATCCTTTACAGACTTCACATTAGATAACTTGGCAGTGTCAGAAGACGACAGTGCCGTAAACAAAGCTGTTAAAGGCTCTGTTTTTAGAGCAGCCGTGAAAACAGATGTCAATCTGGCATCCTTAGGCGCACTGTTTAATCGTACTGGAGAGGGCGTAGACCCAGAGTACGACAAGATGGATCACATAGATACCCTTCTCGAAGGGATACCTAGAAAGTATCACGGCGACATCATGGCTAACACTAGTCTAGCTGCGGCTGAACGTGCCAGAGCGAGGGTATTACTAGACCTTGACGACCAAGAGATAATAGCCCTACAAGATTTTGGCGGACTAACGCGATTTACTGCTATGCTGGGTGACGTAGACTTGCCTCTTGTGTTTGCTTCTGGCGGCGCTTTCGGCGCAGCTAAGATCGGTACCAGTAGCTTTACGGCTTTCCGTGCAGCAGGCTTAGGTGCTAGGGGTGCCCGCATCGGGCAATCCTTAGTGCAAAACGGGTACGCAGGTGCCCAAGCGGGCGCTCTTATAGGTACTGCTAACCTATACATCCGAGAGGGTGGTGACGCGGCGGACCTAATAAACTACACCGTTTTAGGTACAGTGGGCGGAGCAGCCTTGGGCGGCGGCGGTACCGCTCTTAAAGAGGGTGGTAATGCAAGTCTCTTACGGCTAGCAGATAACTATGCTGACCAGATCGCTAATAATGCACCAGAACTTACTGCAAACCCCTATGTGACCGATGAAGCCCTCACTGATACACCTATGCCTATTAAAGGCTCAGAGCTGCAGGGAGAGGGTTCTAGCGTCGGCGCACGTCAGACTACTCCGGAGCCATTAGGGCTACCAGAACGCAACCTAGTAGACCCTCTGGGCCGTATGAGTACTGAGCAGGCAGAGCTGATCGACAAGGCACACAGATTTAACCACGACAGCGGTTTTTATGATCGACGGGCCGAAGAGGCAGACAGTGTTTTACAGAAGATGTCTAACTCTAAGTGGGCTACTGTAGTAGGTACTGGTATGCAGTCCAAAATGTACAACAGCAAGTCAGCCGTTATGAACTGGCTAGGACAAACAGTGTTTGAAAGCCCCTCCGGGTATCTTCGCGGAAAGGCTACTGCATCCGTTTTACAAGAAAATTACGTACGTAAGATACAAACTCAACTCGACAGTACCAGAACTGCTATGCAGGACTGGGCCAGAGAAACCGGGAATACTATTGTTGCCGGACAGGGCGTGTCTAACGCAGGTAAAGAGCAGTTCTTTAGAGAGGTAATGTTAGAACGTAATGCACGTCTCCATGGTAGAAATAGAGGTAGTAATCGCCATGTTGTTTTTGCAGCTGACGGATACGATAACGCGGCAAGAGAAAGTCGGGCTATACTCAACGATCATGGCAGAGGCCGTGGCCGAGAAGTAGATGGCTTCGAAGACATCGCTGGATTAAGTGACCACTATACCCCGTATGTATGGGGACCTAAAATTGGTGCCATGATACGCGCCTCCAGTGACCCTACTGCAACACGTAAGGCTATGGAAGCAGGTTTAGCCGAGGGCTACCGTAATGCGGGTATGGCTGCGGGCAAGGATGCAGATGCTATTGCACATGCTGTTCTACGCCGCAGCCAGCTTAAAGAAGCGGAGATTGACATGAGCGTCGTATCATTGCTGCAGGCGGATGGCCGTGAATTTCTTGAAGACGCTTTAAACCACAGTGCTTTATCTAGGGAAGAAGTAGAGGGGATTATGTCTCGTCTTGTTAACGATCAATCTGAGCGGGCTAAAGAAGGCTTTGCTAAAGGACGTAACGAGCTTGATATGGAGACCTCCTTTAAGCTGCCTGATGGTACAGAGTTGCAGTTAGTAGACCTACTTTCAAAGAACTTAGACACTGACTGGCACCGATATACCCGCCGCGCCGCTGGGTCTAGTGCCCTTGCACGACAAGGCATAACCAACCGGGCACAGCGTAAAGAGATCATCTCTGCTATTCATGCCGAACAGCGGTCTTTAGGGGAAGAGATTACCCCGCGAGGAGAACTTGAGGCTATGTTTACTGCTTTTGACGGTGGCGCTACCAAAGGTTATTCCAAGATTAACGGTGGTGAGCCTTCTGAACAAGGCGCGGGTGTGGCTACAGCAAAAAGATTAGTCAACTTGGCGTGGCTTAATAAGCTAGGCCTTACTCAACTCGGAGAGACCGGGGCTACTATTGTACAGCATGGCCTAGAAGGCTGGTACACCCGTGGTCCACTCTCTCTTGTAGACAAGGAGATCAAAGCGGGTAATAAACGCCTGCTTGATGACCTTAGTTACTTGTTGGGCGATATTGGTCAAGATCAGCATCACTTTGCGGAGCATCTCAATTTAGATGAAGTAAGTAAGATTGAGGGCGCTACCTTTGCAGGTAAAGTCCAAGAAGGTATATCTACCGCATCTTACTTACAGGGCTATACCAGCTTTTTTAACCAGATCAGGGCACACCAGCAAAAGACTGCTGCTTTGGGTGCTGCAGACAGTATTGTACGTGCGGCTAAGGCTGACCTAGATAGTGTCGGTGGTATATCCGAGAAGCTATCTAACCGGGTTTTTAATGACTACGGTATTGATGTACAGGATTTGGAAAGGATAGCGCGTCTTATACAAGACGGTACCATTGAGCTTACTACTCGCGGTAAGCAGACCTACGTTAATCTTTTAAAGATGGACGAATGGGATGCAGACTTAGCGGATACGTTTGCTGCGTCTATAACCAGAAACATCAACCAAGTTGTTCAGAAGGCTATGGCCGGAGAACAAGATGCGTGGATGCACACTGGGTGGGGTTCTATTATGACCCATCTAAAGACATTCCCAATGCAAGCTACTCAGAAGCAGATGGTGCGTCACTTTAGGAACAATGATCCTATGGCATACGCAGCTGTCGGTATGACCTTTGCTACAGCTATGGTCGCTTCTAATCTTAGAGCTGCTGTTGATGGTAAAGATATGTCTCAAGCAGAACATGCTAAACGTGCTTTCGCCTACTCCAACATGACAGGATTTTTACCTATGGTTTACGATCCTCTTATGACGGTACTAGGTTTGGAGGATAAACGTTTTAACCAGTTCAGCCCTCACTCAGAGGTAACCCCTCCTGTATTGTCTTTTGCTAACGATGCTATTCGTCTTCCGGGCGCTCTAGCTAAAGCAGCGGCAGGTACGGCAGACGGGTCTGATATGGCTGCACTGCGCGTGACGCCTTTTGCAAACACGATCTTGTATGGTGAAATGACTAAAGGTATTGCAACACGAAACAAAGAGTAGGCGTAATACTGCGCCTACTTTACTTAACTAGGAGGCTTGATTGGCCCTTTCAATTATTAGAACTACCTATCAGGGACAAGCTACGTTCCCACTTAATTTTGCTCTAGGTATTCTTTCTCGCGATCATGTGACTGTGAGAATTAACGACGCCCTTGACGGGGCAGGTAATCCAGCCTACTACAATGACTTTAGTTGGATAAGTGACACAGAGCTGCTAATCAATAGGCTTGTTGTTGGAGATGTTGTAGAGATTGCGCGTACTGTGCCTAAAACACAGATGTACACATCCTTCTCTGCCGGGTCTAACATTACTCGACCTAACTTGGACAATCAGGCTAAACACGCCCTAATGCTATATCACGAGTTAGTAGACGGACGGGTAGACTTAGCTGATATTACAGACACAGTATCGGATGCAGTACGTACGAGTGTAGAAGCAAATATATTCACCATTGTCGCTTCTGACACTGCGCCAGACTACGTGCATTTACCGTGGAGAGATAATTCTTCTGGCGTAGATGTCTATCGTGTCTTTGACGGAACTAACTGGGTAGAGACTACCTTTGAGCTTGCTGTTCAGAAGTGGCGGGAGCGATTAGACTTTCCTGACTACTCTCCTAATTTTGATCCTACTAACGTATACGGTAAGTCTAAAGCACATATACGTATTCTTTTAACAGGCACAAGTATCCAGCACATTGGTGTAGGTTCTGACGGTATCGTTGAGTTAGCCTTGGATGACTTTAAATTATCTGGTCTTACTAAAGATAACTTGGAGAACTGGGCTTGGTCCGGTGCAGGAGACACCTATCCAATTATAGCCGATACTATTGTAGAGTATACGACTGGGGCTAGAATTAGGGCACGTACTTATGAAGAGATCGACGCTTTATCCGATGCAGCCGAGGCAGCTGGAGATTTAAGCAGTCCTTTCAATAGAAACGGACCTGCAGCTTTAATTACGGTACCTCGCCTACAGAGCTGGGAGTATCGGGTAAAAGACGCTATTATCGCCGCAGCTGCCCGTGGGCAGTGTCCTAACACTTACTGGGACTGTGACGGTACAAATTCACGCAAGTCTCCTGCTGGTGTACTAGAGGGCCGCAAAGTGTCTATCGTAGGTATTACCTCCGGAGCAACTACTACCATTGAGCTTGAAGCAGGTCATGCAGTAGAAGTTGGCAATCGCTTTGTGTGTTCTGTGCCTACAGATGGCAAGTTTTCTAAACTAGCGGGCGTAGTACGTTCTGTAAATGGTAACCTAGTTACTTGTCTGTATGACAGTACGGGAAAAGATAATGTTACAGGCGGTACCTTTGAGGTACTTGATGTTACTACGACATTAGGAATGAAGCGATTTAACTGGGCTGTATTTTCTCATTACGTGTGGGCTTACGGTGACGTATCTGATCCAGTGCTTATGTACATGTCCCAACCTGCTCGAATTGCAGCCTCTGATACCACAGGTGTTAATGAGCTGCAACAGATCAATTACTGCCAAGCCCTAGCTGCAAAGTTTTTGGGTGGTACCGTATGTGACCTAGAAAAGATGCTGGACCCTGACGTAAGTGAGCTTACTCTACAGACTGATGATGAAACCCATTTTAGTAACATAGAAAACCGTCTTAAAGCTGCTGGTCTTTTGGCCTCGTGGCTACGTGGAGACAGTGCTGGTGTCACAGACTTGGATCAGATATTTAAGTTCCGCGACACTGCAGGTACTACCGATGGCTCTATGCTTTATTACAATGCACAGTCCGACGAATGGAAAGCATACGATGAACTCATTAACCGGGTTTATGTACGCCAAGAAACTTTTGAAGGGTCTACTACTTTAGAGGACCGAGGGTACACTGTTGTAAACCCCGGCGCTACTGTTAGTGGAGGTAGGTTAAATCTTACTGCTGTCCCACAGGCAAGTACTTTTGTACCTAGTGTGGGCGTAACTGATGCTATTTTTGGCACCTCTGTAGCCTTTACGGACAGAGATGCGTTTATATCTGAGACAGGTGTTACGGAGACTACTTTTCTTTCTTTAAACAGTGGTGCAAGTACGATTGTTGCTTCCTTAGCTTTTATTAGCTCTGGCGGTAGGCCTGCGTCTGTAGTGCTTCGTGTACGTGATGGCGGTACTAACCACAAGCGTACAGTGCGTCTTCCCGACGCAGCTTCTTTAGAGTACGTGGATTACAGTATTGAGGTTAGACAGCCTGATACTGGTTTGTCTAACGGTTCATTTGTTGTCATGGCAAATGGGGTAGAGATCGCGGCTTACCGAGGAGGCTCTTCTTTTGAGGAGATCGACTTAGTTAAGTTCGGCTTGTTTAATAATACTGCAAGCGTAGTCAACAGTGTACGTATGGATAATCTGTACTACCAGCGGGCTAACCGATTTATCCCGAAAGTAACTAGCCTTGGGGACCCGTTCACGGCGACACCCGAAGACTTCGGTGCCCGTGGTGATGACCCCACTTTTGATGATGGTCCTGCTATTCAGGCAGCAATTGATTACCTACAAGAAATTGGGGGTACTCTTAAGCTGTTGCCTAAAACCTATCATACTGCTCAGACACTCTACCAGACAGGTAACTGTAATTGGTACGGGTCTGCCTCTACATCTGACGTATCGGCTAGTTCGACCCTTCCGGGCGATCCAGACGGATGTATTAAAGCAATTGCTGCTTTAGACAAGATGCTAGTTGTTAAGGCTGCTTCTCTTGGAGAACAGATTTATGAGGTTCGTATGCAAGGCGTAGGACTGCAGGGTAACTTCCTTGCTGCTTCCGGCTTACATGCTAGTTCTATTAACTCTGGTCACTTCTCTGAAATGTATGCCGATAGGTTTACAGAAGAGGCTTGGCGCTTTGATGACGGTAATGGTAAGATTAGTGTTGATTGTTATTTAAGCCAGTTCCGATACAATGCGACTAACAACGCAGCATTTGCAGACAGTAATGGCCTAGTTCTGGATAGTGATCCGGAAATTAGGGCAGGCGTAACGAACTTCTACGTAGATCAAGTCAAAGGTATTACACCTAACGGCAATGGTCTTGTCGTAGGTGACGTAGACGGTACAGGTCTATATCGTATCCAAAGTAAGTTCGAAGTGCTTGGTTCTCGTAGGGCCTACACAAGTGACGGTACTCTTATCGTTGACACTAACGGAGACCCTGTACGACACAGAGGTTCACGCAAGAACTTTGTGTACTACTACGGTGGAGACATGATTGTACGTCAGGGTGGGTTTATCAACCTATTCGGTGTCAACTCTGAGCCTACCAACATCACCAACGAGGGTGGCCGTGTTACATACGTAAGTCTTACTGACCGAAACAATGGTGCTTCCTACGACAGCCTTAGCTATCTCATGGAGGATCGCTTTCAGCTGGAGCTTGCTCTTAGAAATAAGAGTATTACGAACGCAGCCATTGATGCAAACTACGGTGCCATTCAGGTACCTGCTGCACGGTTTACTACAACCGGGCCTCAGTCTGCTTTGTGGTCTATTCAGCCTAACGTTCGTTGGGATACAGGTAGACTTAAAGGTCTTCGTCTGTGTTATATCATGGACGGTACTGGGGATGCAGACCTAGTTGCTGAGGTACGCACTACTTCCTTAGGACAAGGCTTTGGTGGCTCTACGTTATATCAGCGTGTTGTTTCAAGCTCTGTACCTTCTACAGGTACTTTGGCAGAAGCCTACATTGATCTTACTGATCTACCATATACGGAAGGTGATAACATTGTAGTACGCCTCACTAGAAACGGTGATACAGATACGGGTGATGCCATTCTGTACTTATTCGGCGCAAGCCTAGAGTATGAGGGTAATGGTCCTCGGTCAGACGGAGGTAAGAACTTCGATAACTCTCCGATGAAGCTACCCGACATTAGAACTGCAGCCTTGCCTGCATAAACCCCGGCCCCCTGTGTAATGCAGGGGGTCTATTAGGATTATAATTATGAGTGAACAACCTGTAGACAATGCTCTTCATCTATTGATCGGTGGCATTGCGTCGGATACTAAACACATTCTAGCAAAGCTGACCGTACAGGATAAGCGTATTGACCGTCACGGAGATAGACTTACTGTACTGGAAAGACAGGGTAACCGCGTTATCGGTATGACCCTTGCTATTTCTTTTACACTGCCTATACTCATTGTAGGTACAAAAACCTTTTTACTGGGAGGATAGCCCATGGCTAAAAATGCTGCTTCCGAGGAAGCGCTCGGTGGATTACACTCTACCGTAACCAAGATATTTTCTCGCGTACTTGAGGGCTATCTTGCAAAACTAGACATCGCAGCAGACCAGTTAGCAAACGCCTCAAACTTAGAGGATGATTTGGTAGCAGAGCTGTTAAGTATGAATATTGAGCCATCTCCGGCCATGCTCTCTGCGGCGTCTAAGTTTTTAAAGGATAACGAAGTCACATACGATAGCGAACAACTAGACGAGCTGGGAGCGCTAGAGAAGCGGTTGGCTGAAAAGAAATCTAATCGACCCGATTTTAGTAACGTAACCCAGCTGCCCTTAACCGGAGAAGCCTAATGGCAAGAGAAGTCCGTAACATAGATAAGGCGGCACGTATCAAAGAAGTTATGGTTTTGCAGGAGGCATATCCTCATTTCCAAGAGTTCTTGTACGATGTTATCGTAGGTCTGATGGGCTTCCAATGCACACCTAACCAACTGGATATGGCAAAGTACCTAGAGTTCGGGCCATTGTTCCGAATGATACAGGCCCAGCGTGGTCAGGCTAAGACTACAGTTACTGCTGCCTACGCCGTGTGGCGTTTGATCCATAACCCATCTGCTCGTATACTTATCATCTCTTCTGGCGATACTATGGCTAAGGAGATTGCCAACTGGGTAATTCAGATACTTAACGGTATGGATGAACTCAGCTGTATGCTACCCGATAAGAGCCGGGGTGACCGAGCGTCTGTGTCTGCGTATGATATACACGTTGACCTAAAAGGTCCTGAGAAGTCTCCTAGCGTAGCCTGTGTTGGTATTACATCCAACTTGCAGGGTAAGCGGTCAGACGTTCTTATTGCCGATGACATTGAGAGCGCCAAGAACTCACTGACTGCAGAGATGCGGGAAAAGCTAGTGAACCTTTCACGGGACTTTACCTCTATTTGTTCTACGGGTGATATTATTTACTTGGGTACACCGCAATCGGTAGACAGTATTTACAATACTTTGCCGGGACGTGGCTTTGACATACGCATCTGGCCGGGTAGGTACCCTACACCAAAAGAGGTCGAGAATTACGGGGAGCATTTAGCACCCTTTATTCGAGAGGCTATGGAGGCCGATCCTACCTTGCAAACTGGTGGAGGACTACTGGGTGATCGGGGTAAGCCTACAGACAATGTAATCCTAGGCGAAGAAGTTCTTATAAAGAAAGAAATCGACCAAGGCGCTGCTTACTTCCAGCTACAACACATGTTGGACACCAGATTATCAGACGCCGCTAGGTATCCGCTTAAGCTACAGAAGCTACTCTTTATGAGCATCAACTCCAGCACTAGTCCACTCATTATCAATCACCAGCCCTCCATACATAATCGTATTACGGTTGCATCGGACTATCCTATAAAAACCCCCATGTACCAAGCCGATAACTTTGGCGCAGAACATGCTGAGTTTGTTGGATGTCATATGTATGTTGACCCGGCAGGTGGTGGACAGAACGGCGACGAGACTGCATACGCGGTCACTAAGTTTTTGGGTAACCGCGTATACTTAGTAGATGTCGGTGGAGTACCGGGCGGTTTAGATAAGGAGAGTTTGGATGCTTTGACTGCCGTAGCTTTAAAATGGCTACCCAGTAAAATAAGCGTTGAGCGTAACTTTGGTAACGGTGCCCTGCAGAAAGTGTGGGAGCCTAGTCTATTTGCAGCTTTAGCCGAAAAGGGTTCCGGCTGTGAGGTAGACGACCCGTGGGAGAGCGGACAAAAAGAGCTTCGCATCATTGATACGTTGGAACCCGTTATTGGTTCTGGACGCCTTGTGGTAGAGCTTGATCTTATCAAGAGTGACTGGGAGAGCGTGGGGAAATACCCTGCAGCTAACCGGGCCTCTTACAGCCTATTCCACCAATTAACAAAGATTACTCGTGATCGGGGCAGCTTGCTCCATGACGATAGACTAGATGCCGTAGCAGGAAGTGTCCGTAACTGGATTGATCTGCTCTCGGTAAATGAAGTACAAGCAGCTGCTGCTGCTGAGAGTGCCCGGTATCATGCCATGATGTCGGACCCGCTAGGTACAGGACAATCTGTACCCGGCTATAACGGTATGTATGGCCTAGGGCCTAATAACAATATACCAAACGTAACCAGCCGCTTTAAACAGCGCTATTAAGGGATGCCCCATGACTAAATCAACTACACCGACCCCAGCAACTACGCCTGCGGACAAGACTGCCAAGCGTGTTGGCACTAATTCACGTACTTTGCCTTTTACACAAGACCGCTCTGGTATTCGCCAAGAGTTCCGGCGTGGTGGCGTTCGGGCAATTGGACGCCTGATGGGCGACGACGCTCGACTTGCGGATTTTATTACTGATGCAGAAGTACTTGTGGACTATGCCCGTGCCCGTGTGGCCGAGCAGAAGGCAGAGATCGCTGCTAAACAAAAAGCACAGCGGGATGCTATTGCTGCTGAACGCGCTATCCGGATCACTCGTGAAAAGGAAGAGCTTAAGCGCCGCAAAGAGGCTGTCAAGAGTGCAGAGGCTGCTGTCACTGCACTGGAGGCGTCTATTAAGGGTGAATAATGGATTACGCTAAGTTTTTTAGCGTCGTTCGTCCCTATATGCCTCGTGGGCGGTTAACATCGGATCAGGTTAAAGGTTTTGAGGCCATAATCGACTTTTGTTCCGCAGCAGGTATGCGCCGTAGCCACTGTGCTTATGTACTGGCTACGGCGTATCACGAGACCGCTTATAGGATGCAGCCAGTCAGAGAAGGCCTAGCCACTACCGACGAAGGTGCTGTACGCGCGGTCACTTCTCTATACGAGAGGGGCTTAATTCGACGCAATTATTCAATCCGAGATGCCAACGGCCATAGCTACTACGGTAGGGGCCTTGTTCAACTCACTTTCAAAGAGAACTACAAAAAGGTAGGTGATCTTCTTGGTATAGACCTCGTTAACAATCCCGACTTGATGTTAGAAAACTCCGTGTCCGTGCCTGCTTTGGTTCTGGGTATGCGGAGGGGCCTCTTTCGCCGTAGGCGTTCTCTTGATATGCTCCCCTCGCATCCTACGGACAGCGAGTGGATCAAAGCCCGTGACATAATCAACGGCGATGTGTCTAAAAATGGGCCTAAGATCGCTGCTCACGCCAAGCTGTTTCTAACAGCATTACAGGAGGCAAAGTAATGAGTATTTTTTCAGCCCCAATCATCGGGGACTTAATGAAGGGTGTCTTCGGCATCTTCGACGATGTACATACTTCTGAGGAAGAGAAGGCCGAGATCAAGCTAAAGCTGATGCAAATCGGTATGTCTGCTGATCTGGCCCAAATGGCTATCAATCAGGAGGAGGCCAAATCCGGTATGCTCTTTGTAGCAGGTTGGAGGCCTTGGATTGGGTGGGTATGTGGTATGGCTTTTGCCTATAACTACATCTTTGCGCCCTTCCTAATGGCAGCTGTGTACTACTACGCCCAGATTTCGGGTAAGGTCGTGGACCTATCGGGATTGCCTGTGCTAGACCTAAGCACAATGATCCCTGTTCTTATGGGTATGCTTGGTCTTGGTGGTCTACGTACATACGAGAAGCAGACCGGGGTTGCCCGTGCTAGTTTCTCCAACGTAGTGACTTCCCTGCGTAAGCCGGATACTATCCCTGAGCTAGAAAAGACGGGTTTAGTAGACTAATGCGTAAATCTAATCGTATTCGGGAGCGTCGTCAAGCTAATACAGCTCGGCGGCGTAACCGCGTACAGCAGCGCCGCACAGACGTTGCAGTACAAACTGTAGAGAATGAGGTCGAGGCAGTTGCCTCTGGCGTTCCTGCAGACTTACAAAACAAGCTGGTAGAATTCGAAGAGCGTATTGACGACTTAGAGAACTCTTCCGGACCACTTCCTTAGGAAACCTCATGCAATACACAAATCCAGTGAACCTAGTTACAGCTACGGTTCCACTCACTACATCCGCTACCTACGTAGAGGCGGTCCCTGCCGGGGGAGCAGCCTCTTTCATCGCTATCGTGGCTGCAGCAGACGTTTGGATCAATATCGGTTCAGATGCTCCCGACAGTACTAACAGCGTACGCCTTCCGGGAGGTACAGTGTTTACACTCCCCGGCGTAACTCAGGCCGTTCGTATGCGTAACGTATCCGGGTCACAGAGCGCCTATATTACCTACGGGTAGCTGTAAGCGTTTCTAAGGCCCGTACAGAGCTGTTATTTTCTCCCCGGTGTATCCCTAGCGGACGCATCGGGGAGGCTATTTCTCGCGTATCCTCGCCTAGCAGAATTGATATAAAGCTCTGCAGTTACCCTCATAAGTACTATCAAGAAAATATGATACATTTTTGCGAGGGGGTATCTACAGCTATCACGCGCGAAAAGTCCCCCGTACCCCCTCCGTTATGTTATAGCGTAACAACATCGTTATGTTATCTCATTACATCGTAAGTATACCCTGCTATGATCGTAGCTTGTCCAAGCTAGGCCTCTATCTCTTTTGCCACTCATGCCATACGCTTAGGTAATACCCTGCTTAATCCTCCACTATAGAGAGAACATATATATACCCCCCCCTATATATCACCCATATATCTCTATCTTATATATGATTATGATATGCCCCTAGTATATATCAGCTATATATCAGTGCTATATATAGGCTATCTTATAACCGAATACATAAAACCTTTTGTTATATTTC